CTGAATCAGCCGCTACGGAATAAACATCATCAGCACCATCGAAGAAGACCCGCGAAGTGCTCGGCATCAACCCAAGCTGTGGGCATGGCGGTTGCTCTGCTCTGTCCATCCCGCAACCGGTTGCCAACGCATGGCTCTTGGCTGTTCCGAGGTCCATAAAATATAGACCGTTAAGAGTGTCCGCGCTTGGGTTTTGATAATCAGACAAGGGCCAATAGCTAATAAGATTCGCAGCACTGGCACCCGTTGGAAGAACTTGCTCAGGGTTGTTGTACTGCTCAAGAATCTGGGCAGCGCTTAGGGCAACGTTGAAAATCTTAACGCCACACATTGAGCCAGTAACTAATTTTGACGGTGTGCCAGAGTAGTTACCCCCGATAGTAAACCGCTGTCCACTTGTGCCGAGTGCTGTAGTGTTTTCGTAAGTGTCAGTTTCTCCGCCAATAACGCCATTGACATAAGCTTCAAGAGTCCCGTTGTTTGCTCTTAATGTGATATGTCTCCAAACACCATCGTCCAGCGCTGCCGGGATTCCAGAATGGGATTCGTTAGCCCGTGCGTGTTGCCATCCTGCGCTGTCTGCAACAGAGCATTGCCAGTATGCATCTGACTGGTCCGTCCTAAGCGTTATTTGATAGCCCGTTGACCCGCCGCTAAACTTCATTAAGAAAGTCTGCTCGGTTGCCGATGAAGATTTAGCCCACAATGAGACAGTAAACGAACCTGTAAAAGCATGAGCTGCAATGGTGCCGCCGTCAAGATAATCGCCTGTCCCATCCAGAGACAAGGCCCGACCAGAAACCAATGTTCCGGTATTCGAGTCTCCTGACAAATCCCGAGCATTGCCCTCACCGACAACGAAGCGACTGTCGAGCGTTAAGCTTTCTTTCGGATAGGTCTGGCTTATGTCGGGTATGGAAATCATGCGAATGCCTGCCCAATCACTGCCGCATAGATGTTGAACGTTGAGCCGCTTGGTATGCAGGTGAAACTTACAAGGTCAACGGCACCGCTGCCCGTGCTCATAACGTGTGCAGCTGCGCCAGACCAAAGCACTTCGCCAGTAACCGCTGTGTCGCCATCTTCCGAGTAAACTGTTACAGCCGATGCAGAATAATCAATCTCTCGATTGCTTGAGTCCTGAGTAATTTTTGCTGTAACCGTTGCAACTGTACCATCAGGCGGAGCATTTAAGAATTTGACCGTATCGATTGCCGCAGCCAATGTTACATCGCCAAAGTTTCCATTAGCAAAATCTATAACGAGGTGAGAATTTGTGTCCTCCAGGTAAACCGCTTCAGTCGTTGCGGTGTCTGAACCTGTGCCAGAATTGTACTGTATAGCGTCCTGAATTTTTACTACGGCTGAAGCTATGGAGCCCGATGCGTGCGTAACCGCCTCTGTAATCCGAATCCCTTCAACGCCGCCCGCAATAAGCGAAAGTTGATCACCTACTCCGGTGCCCACTCCGGTGTCAGTGTCACCGTTGAATGCGTAGACAGGGTTCGTCGTCGTTCCAGCTGCGGTATCTATCTCAAAGCCTCTTGAAACGTCATAACGTTGAAAGTGGGATAATCCGAGCTTATAAGTCCGGCTACCCTGCAGAACTGCAGCAATATGTCCGCCATCATTGTGAATGCCGGTGTTATGTCCTGTAAATCTAATACTTGGGTTATTTATGCTCCCATCCGGTACAGTGAGTTCTTGGGATAATATAATACGTTCGTCGCTGTCGGTAGTCTGGAGGGTAATATAATCCTTCGCATCCGTCGATTCGATACCAAGCGCAACGCTGGTGTTGTCTGGGAGTACCGGACCAATAGCAGAAATTAAATCATTAAAAGACATTATAGGCTCCCGAGCATCATGGATATCGTAGCCTTGTCATCTGCATCGGGTGAACCAGTGGACACCACGTTGGCAAGGCGAATACTCTTAGCTTGAATGCTGAGATTGATTGTAAAACTAGCTGTCGATGAAATCGTTTTCAGTACAAGTAGGTCACTACCTGTTACTGTCCCACCCGCTACGCTAGTAGTTTGCATTTTATAGAAGTTGGTACCATCGTCGCTTAGTTCAATATTAAATTGAAGACCAGTTCCAGCGTTACGGGTATAAGTGCAGAACAGTGTAAGTTGATTAAAGTTCTCACAATCTACTGTAGTTCCAGCTGCAACTGCACCGTTAACTGCTGTAGCATTGAAACCTGTAGCGGTCTTTGCTATAAACTTTTGCTGTTTGAGTCCACGCATTGTCATTATTCATCTCCCGATAAGACGCTTATTATGAAAAAGTATAACAGTCATTGGTGTTTACCTCCATAAACTAAACGCACGTTTAAAAAAAATTCCTACTTATAACCGGCCAGGGGTATCACCGGGGCAGGAGCCCCCTAGCCGGACGAAGCCCGAAGGCACCGTTAATCGATTTGTTTGCCTGTAAAATATCCATGTCCTGTTGTTGTTAATAGGGTCATTACTTTACCGGAATTGTTCTCTAGCTTAACCTTAACCTCATCACCTTTACTCAGGGCCAATGGACCTGTTGCTACACGAAACTGACTAATATGCCTTGATAGTAACATATCCCCATAAGTTACTGCTACAGCTGCCCCTTCTACAAGTATTGCTAAATTAGATGTATAATAAACGTCGTTATAATTAGTTGGGTCTGAGTGACTTGTAGATAGCTGCGCTTCAAATTCATATACACCGTCACGAGGTGCAACGAATATACCTGTCCCTGCTGTATAGTTTCCACCAAGGTCAAAGTTTGGCGCATTTGAAGCGTCATCATAAAGCAGTACATATGTAGCGCCATCGGCTACAGTTGTAGGTGCCGTGTCATATGCTGCCCTGAATGACGGAACAGCGTTAATCAATCGAACATCATTGATATAAACGTTGCCGGTATTATTAGCTCTTAAGAATTTAAACTTACACCACTGGGTTGTTGTAGCTAAAGTTATACCCTTAGACATTTCAACCCAGGTATTTTCTGTTTCATTTCTAAGGTCTTCTTGACCGTTAACAACTAACTGAGTAGCACCATTGCTTGTAGACTTATCACCCCTGTATTGAATTATTTGAATAACAAATCTTGAAGCATCGTCATCCGTCATTAAAGTTGAAATAGCTCTCATAACTCCACTAGCGGGTACGGGGAACAATGCTGTCTCAATAGCTGCTGAAGCTGAACCCCCAGACGGAGCCTTGATAGATGCGATGCCGCTTTTAACCGTAGTCAGTTCTCTCTTGAACTCGGTGTCCCACGTACCTGTGATCATCTTCCAGTTAGCAGGGGGCGCGAAGTTGGGGCCAGCATCAGAGTTGTTACGGATAGATTCAATCCAGCTACCAATGTCAGGGTCAGGGTTGTATTGAACCATGTCACTGTAGTTCGCATCTTGATGAACTGCGTTGTTGCCAGTGGGTGTAAACTCAACAATGTTGCTGAACTTGGAGAACACTTCCATGACGTTAACAGGTACTATGTTTTGATTAATGATACTCATAACACTATCATTGTTAGCGGCACCAAAATGGTTTTTCTTAGTCTTACATCTGAAATAATATGTTGTACCTGGAGTTAAACTTGTGACGTTTATTTCATGAGACTCCGACTCTCCAAGATAAAAACCCCCTTCATGAAAACTTCGTGTACTTGAAGTAATAGCTTCACTTAATAAATCTGAAGAATTTGTAGACATATAAAAGACTGTAGTTAAACCACGGGAGTCGCTTGAGATAACAGAACTTACTACTGATTTAAGTGTTACTCCAACAGGAGCACTAAATATAGGACCTGCACCCTGAACTGTAATTGAGCAATCTTCAAAAGCTTCCGCATATGCCAAACCAGATTGAGTCCCAGTAATACCATAACCGGGGGGTTCTGCTAATTTTAACTCTTCGTTATCGGTGATTGATGCGATTTTAGCGGTAACGATTCTTTGGGAAGCTTGTATGGCAATTCTATCATTTACACTAAAGCTTGAAGTAAACGATGTACCTGAACCAGTTACTATTTTTGATAACGGTGTAAGCGTAACAGTCCCAGGAAAAGTTATGGCAGGTACAGCATCTTCAAGTTGAAGAAACTTTAAACCATACCCATCCCCTGACTCTTCTTCTAAAAAGTATGATCGCGAAGAAACAGAACTTACCTGTGATGTGTGTGATGTTGCCCCACCATTGTAGCTTAAGGTTACATTGGCACCTGCATAAACTTCATTTACAACATTACTAAGTGCTGTGTCATCAAACGCTGTTACAAATTTACGACTAGATGTACTGGGAACTGTTACAACTTCATAGTTACCTTGAACTGCAAAATCCAAACCCGAAGGCGCACTGGTCGTTAAGGTTAAGGTTGGTGCGTTAGGTGCTGTGGTATCACTAACTACTATGTTGCCATAAGAGTTTAAGTACCCTGAAGGCTTGCTTCTGCAAGTCATAGAAGTTGTTGCTTCCCCATCAGAAATGGTGTGCCTAAAACTATGAACCGCTAAGTGTTGGTCAGAGTCGTAATGATCTCCGTTAGATTCAAACTTATAATAATCTCCAACTTGGGCAGGCCAGAAGAACGGCATGTCTACGTCTTGGACAAGATCTATGTTTCTTAAATCTTTTAGTATTGCCCGACCAAATCTCTCTGCTTCAATCTTAGAATCAATCAAAGCCAGGGAACCTTCGTCTCCCCCAACTCTTACTGTACGTCTACCGTATTTTGATATGGAGGAAGGATCTGAAACTTCAATAAAGTTTCTGTTCGTAGTTTTTGTTTCACCGTCTTTGATAAAGTATTCATTGTAATGAACTCTAACAAAGTTTCTCATTCGAGACTGACTTATTGTTGCCTGGGTTATGTCGTAGTAAGTTGAAGGTGTGAATGTAAAATCAACGTTTGATGTAACACGATCTCTGTGTGGGCAAGTTAGCATAGGAACAAAAGCGCCCTTTGCTGTGGCGTCAACTGCACCACCACTATTTCCATGTGGTGTTGTTACATTATCATTCCACCTAAACCCGAAGTTCCATCCCAACTCTTCTGCGAATTGAATACACATATCCATCAAAGTTTTATCTAAAGCATCAAATGTTTTGTTTGGGATATAAGCTGCACGCTCATCCAAGGTCATAGTTCTTTCTGCTTGTGCAAAAATACCATCACTTTGATAAGCGCTATGACCAGTTGTTGCGTCTACCCCTGATAATTGAAACGTGTTTGTAGCTGTCCCTGCAACAGTGTATGTATTATCATTTAGCTGGGTCATCCCTTGAACAGCAGAGATAGTAACTTTTGTACCGTCTGGCATACCGTGAGCTGCTGATGAAATTACACAAGGGTTTGCTTGTGTAGCATTCGTAATCAACGATAATGCCAAAGGTGATTGATCTTGGACATACAGCACTGTGTCGCTATCGATTTGATCTACTACCGTACTAAACGTTCCTCCTGTGTACGATATTGCGACTTGGGCTCCAACATATAACTCAGTTGTAAACTTGGTACCCGCACCCACAATCTTGTGAGGTTCAAGTGCAAACTTAGATGGGACTGTTACTGTACCAGTCAAAGCTAAGTTTGTTTTAAATGAAGATGTTGGCAAACTAGCTGAAGTACCATTAGGTGTATAAAGATAGTAGTCTACGTTGTTTGCTGAGTAAGACGCAGAAGGAGATGTCGAATCAAAAGCATACCCATCATTCTGACTAGACATCAGGTTTTGAATAATGGCGAATATGTTTGATGTACCGGTTGTTAATTTTTGAACATTGGTAACTGTTAAACTTGAACCTATAAACTCATTGTAAGAAAATGAAGTATTACTATCTACTGTTTTAACTGTGACTCTAAATAAACCTTCTTCAGATGCAGAAGCTCCATAACCTTGTATAAAAATTTCCTGACCTACTTTTAAAGAAGACGTAAAATCCCCACCTGTATTTGTTATAGTTCTTGTTGATGAATCATGTACCCAACTGTTACCAGTAAGATCTGTAAAGCTTCTTCCGTTTCCATATAGAACTTCATTGCTGTTAGAATCTCTTTTGTTTGTTCTATAAATTAACCAATCTTGGTACTTGGCAGACAGATCTCTACACTGCAAAGATATTGTATTAGTACCCCACTCAATGTTTTCAATGTAACCTCTAAACACCTCGTTCCAGTCAGATGACAAAGGCGTGTTTTGATCCATCGGTAATGTGCAAACTTCAATAACAATCTTTTTAGAAACATCGATAGGTTTAGATTCTTTACCGATATGTTTATTCAATAAAGACTTTCCAATTAAAGGAACTAAACTTAGATTATCAATCTGACGCACAAGGGTTATCTCAGCATCGCGTCCTTTAGAGTCTGTCTCATCGCCCCACTCAACAGAATCAATCCAGTTGTGGCCTTCATAGTTTGAAAGATCTACAATGTTAGAACCAGTTTTAATTTTAATGGTTCTGCTTGACTCCCCAGTTGCAGCAGCATCTGCCATCGTAGCACTGGTGTCACTTGCAATTGCAGTAATATATGTTCTTAAACCACCTGCATCATTTAATTCAATAAAACTCCCTACAGATAACTCCTTCGTAAACAAAGTGCTTGCACCTGTTAACGTTGTATTACTTGTAGTGGTTACTGTTCCTGAAAGGGTACGGTCTACAGTGTTAAAGTTTCCAGTGTATATAGCAGTAGAAGGTTTTGTAGCATTTTGAACTTGATATATTGTGCCCGTTTCTTTAACCGTAAACACGGCTGTATAATCTACTGACGCTCCTGTCGCTTTACCGGTTACTACAATCTTATCCCCAACTTCATAACCATCTCCAGGATTTTGTATTGATATAGATGTAATCATACCCCCGTAAGGTGTACCTGATAAATCTTCAGCAATAACAGATGCTGTAGTATTTACAGTTAATCCAGACCCTGAACCAGTTGTAGTTGTCGCAACCCCACTCGCAGCTGTGTACAAGTTACCAGCTGGTAAAGCGTTACCAACAGAGGTAATTGTAATTGTGTGGTTGTTGCCTCCAGGTATTGTTATTGTATCTCCTACGGCGTAACCAGTTCCAGGGTTAACAACTGTTACTGCTGATAGTGCTCCAGATGCAGTATATGTTACAGTAGCGTGTTTACCGCTTCCTGAAGTAGTTGTAATCTCTGTTTCACTACTGGTCGTAGAATACCCTGATGAGCCACTCCCTATTGCGGCTAAACCTGCTGGACCCCAAGGTGATACGGTTATACCTGTATCTAACTCTAAGGCAGCTACACCTGTTGTGGATCCAGTTATAACAGGACTAGAAAAATCATCTGTCTCGTATGTACCGTCAGACCTATCCACTCTAACTCGGACATGGACAGATCTGTTAGATGATTGAAGTAAGTTTGTTTGAGCCGTGTTTAAAGTTCTCATGCTGTTTCCACCAATTCAAATTTTAAAATTTGCTTCGTTGCCCCGGAAGCATGTAGAAATTTTCTCTCGGTAACTCTACCAATAACATTCACTACCGTGTCTCGCGTAACATCTCCATCCATTTTCAATTTGGGATGAAGGCCAACGTTCTGACCAAAGTTATACCAGCCAGTAATAAGGGCAGAGGTTGCTGCGTAAGGTAGGATCTGGAAGTCATCCATCTTGTTGTTCCAGTCTTGTGCATTTACACCTCCACTCGCAATAACTAACTCTTCCCACGCAGATGGGGTTGGTAAATAAGTTGTAGTAGTGTAAGCCTGTAGCACTGCATTGACATACATATACTGGTTGTACTCTGTTGCGCTTAAACCGGGAGTAGATTCAGCTAAACCTGATTGGGTGTTACGTCTTACAACGAAAGTCAGCATTTTCCAGTTACCATCAAACGGGTCTGCAATAGATAGATGACTTGTTTTATTTGAAGAACTGGAAGCGTCAGAAGCAGATACTTTAAAATTCAACTTACCGTCAGAAGTTCGATACGCACGAGCACTGTTTGCATAATCAGCAGCAGCGTTAAAATTAAAAACATATTGCAACCCACCTGGGTCAGTTGCTGATGGGTTGGTCCAAACATTAATTGTTAAATCCTGATTAGGTTTAACAATACCTATCCCTATGTCATAATTTTCACCCCCATCTGAAACAGTTCCTGATTTACCGGTGAAGCCTGTAGGTACCGTGGAGCTATATGCAGTTGTGACAGAACCTGAAGCGTCTAATCCTTTAGATGATGCTGTGGTATCATCAAAAGTTAGAATGTCTCCATCGCCATTGATAAGCCCCTCAAAGGCCAAGGCTTCCATCTCGGTAAGGGGTGTGGTGGAGAACTCATACTTTCTGTTTTCAGTTATAACATCAGCTCTATAATCACCTGCATGTGAACGAGTTCTCATGCTTCGTTCTTGTATCTTTAAAGATCCTCGTTTATTTGAAACAGGAATCGTTACGCCGTTTAATCTTAAGAAGGCCATTACGTTTCCTCCAAGACCACTGAGATTATTTCTTTAACCTCACCACCTGCGTAAATAAACTTGGAGCTATTAATGTGCCCTATAAACTCAGTCGTAAGTAAGTCATCTAAAATTACGTCACCGTCCACATACACCTTGGGTAATGAAGACATCGCTTTATCCATCCCATACCAAGCTGAAACAATATCTGATGTTGCAGCATAAGGGACGATTATTAAATCATCTATGTACCCTTCCCACTTTGTATTTGAACTGTTGTTGTTCCCAATTTTAAATGTCGTTATATTGGATAAGGTAGGTCCAGTTGTTGCTGTGGTAGTTGAAGCTACAGAGGTGCCATTAACATATAACTCTTTAAACTTCTCTGTGCCTTCTGGATTGTGTCTAAGTACAGCTGTAACCATGTGGTGAATATTTTTACCTGTCCAGGTGCTTGAGTGAGTTATACTGCCTGCTGTTCCTGAATTGCTCTTTGTATAAAATACAAGATTATTATCACTTTCATCACGAGTTAATCTTATAACGTTATTGTTACTGCCATCTTCAGCAATCAAGATATACTCATCATCCCCTGAAGGGTTATCTGAAGCGCCCCCATGAGATACCCAGGCATTAATTGTAATGTCCGTCATTCCAGATAAAACACTTGTAGGGTATGTTAAGATTCTATCGGCTTGTAAAGAACCTGCATCAAATTTAACGAAAGATGATGATGTCTGTTGCGCTGTGGCTGTTCCAACCGTTAAAGGTCTAACACCTCTGCTGCTATATAGATAAGCTGGAAACTCACTAGCTGATATGCTTCCGTTAGCATCACCATCGAAAGACCAATACTCACCTACACCGCGAATCAAACCCTTAAGAGCTTCGGCATCCATTTCTGATAGAGGCGTCGTTGTGAAAGATATAGACCTCTTAAGATTACTTCGTTGGAATAGGGCTGTATTGTTATAGGACATAACTCTACTGCCAACCTCAATAGGTTTTACTTTTAAAGAACCTTGTACAACGGGTACAGTATGGCCATTTATTCTTAGAACAGGCATTATCTGCTACCTACTACGCCTTTACCGTATAGAGAACCTGACCTTGCCATTGAACGCCACTCTTGTTCGTTATTCAACTTCTTAACAAAGTCTTTAACGTCTGTAACCTTAACGACCATTGTCCCAATTTGAACATTCGTACCATCACCTGCCGACTGGCCAGCAGGGATAACTTGTTCCCCTGGGGTAAGAAGGGCATGAACCGTGTCTTGGTTTCCAGCACCGGGAACAATACCACCTGTATGCATTCTAATTGGGCCAGACATATGACCTGGGGATGCTGAAGTTCTTCCTGTCAGTATAGCTCTAGTGCTATTCATTGCTTCTCTAAACGCTATTAAGTTTAACTTAATAGCATCTGGCAAACCGGCTATGCCTGTTAATGAAGTATTTAAATCGTTAAAGCTATCTGCGGCATCGTCTACTTCATTACCAAGATTATCTAACCCGTCATTAAGGCTATCCCACATTGCGCCAATATCTATTTTTTGTATATTTGCACCGAATGCATTTAAGAAGCTTGCAATGCCATTCCAAATTAAAGCTAAAGGGGTAAAGGATGCTAGGAGAACCTTAGCGATAAATTTTAAAACAGGGACCATCACCGATGATATAGCTTCAACAAAAGGGTTAAGAGCGTTAGCGAGCACGCCAAGTATCTCTCCAGCAGTTTCCATAAAACTCATAAAGGCTTCTGACTTTTGCAAGACAGACATCATAGCAGTACCGATAGCAGCCAAAGGTCCACCAGCTGCTATACCTTTCACCATGTTTACAAAGATACCGCCTATCTCTCCGCTAACAGCCAGGAATGAACTTTCAACAGTGTCATAGAAATCTAAAGCTAATTTTTTAGCCATGAAGAATGCAGTTGTCCAACCACTCTTGAGTTCCTTGGCGGCTTCCCAAACCTCCATTACCCCAGCACCTTCATCTATTAACTCATCAACACCAGCTTGTTTTTCTAAGTCTTTTCCTTTGGCTAGTATCTCTGCTGGATCTAGCTCAGGGCCTGTAACCCCTCCGAATGAAAAACCGCTTTCTATAAAAACCTCTAACTCTTCTTTAAACTTTTCAGGCAGTCTTCCAAGGATGTCGTCTATTTCTTTATATGCTTTTTCGTTTAGAGTTAAATTTTTAGCAGTTAATTCGGCACTTTGTTTTACTTGTAAGTCTAATGATTTTTTAGCTCTGTTGATGGCAGCATCATTTGCTTCTTTTAAAAGTTTGTCACTTGTTTTTGAAAGTTGATCAAAGGCTTCTTGATCTTGAATCGCCTCTAATATAACGTTTTGTTTTCTCTGAGCGTTTAGAAAAGTCTGACTCTTCATAAACTTTTTTTGTCCTGCAACAGCAGCCTTACGCGCTTCTTCAGGGCCAATGCCTGCTTCTTTTGCAAGCTCAGTAAATATGTTTGAGAAGAGGGTTTTAACTTTACCTGCTAGGTTTGCAGATGCTAAAGCCCCTTCACCTTCAACCAGTATCTGTTGAAAAGCAAAAGTGAATCTTTCAGCTGCCCCTACAAATCCTTTCTCTCCCCCCTTCATAGGGTCACCGGATATGAGTCTACCAGAGCTTAACTTTCTAGCTCTCTCTGTTGCATCTGCTGCTTTCTTTGCAGCAATCTTTCTATTTTCTTCAGCTAGTTTTTGTTCTTTAGTTTTACCTTTTGGTTTATTTAAATGCTGATCAACTTCAAACAACTCAATTCTTGGACCGGGTATATCTACACCAAAGAGCTTCTTGGCTAATTTACGAAGATTGGAGTTGAAGTTTTCAAGGGCGACTGCCATACCCCCTTCAAACTCATCTCCAAACACTTCAACAGCCATACCCTCAATGATACCTCTTGTTATTTTAAGCTGTTTATTTAAAGAATCTCGAATTGTATCTGACTGTTCTCTAATGGCACCCGTTGAATTTTCAACAGCAGTTTGAAAATCAAGATACTTATCTGTTACTCCAACTAATGCGGTTGCAGCACGAGCAGAGTTTCTGTTAAAAATTTCAAAGGCTTCAGTGTTTCCTGCCTGAGCTTCTTTAAGTTGTCTCAAAATGCTACTAAGGGAAAGCATGTTCCCTTCGACATCGTGGGTAACAATACCCATTTCAAACAAGGCTTGCTTGGCATCATCCGTAGGCTTGGCTAAATCCATAATCATAGCTTGAAGCGCACGACCTGCTAGACCTGCTTCAAGACCTGTTTCACCAAGCAAAGATAACGCGGTAGTTACATCTGAGAATTTTAAACCTGCTGATTTAGCAATAGATCCCGTAAACTTAAAACCTTCGCCAAGGCTTTGAATAGATACGTTTGCACTTGCTGACGCCTTTGCTAACATATCAGCAACATTTGGCAAACTATCCATAGCCATGCCAAATGCTTTAAGCATTCTAACGGATAAGTCAGCTGCTTTTGCTACAGACAACCCGGCAGCTGTTGCTAGGTCAGCAACTGTCTCTAAGGCTTGTCCAACTTCTTTAGCCTTAAAACCTGCTCGCCCAAGAACTTCAGCAGCTTTATTTAGCTGAGAAAAACTATGCTCTGATGCAACTCCCACCTCTACAATCTGATTATGGAGTACATCAAAACCTTTTGCTGTTCCGGTTGTAATCGCTTTAACAACTTGAAACTGCTCTTCAAAATTAGAAGCTACCTTTATACCGCCAATAAAAGCTACCTTCAAAACTTTTGCTGCTGCGGCGGCGAAACCAAAAGCGCCCCCCATTAACTTAGCAGCCATAGCAGCTTTACCAAAACTAGCTGCGGCTCCAGCTGCTGCCTGCCCACCTAACTGACCTATGAAACCACTACCCCCTCCACCACCAGAAGAAGAAGAGGCCGTGCGCCTTGAAGAAAGTGCTCTTGGAGATGCAGGGGCAGGCGCATGTTTAAAACTTAAATGCTTACCAGATGTCCCTTCAAAAGATTTGCGTGTTTTTTCAGCTTGAGCATGGACCTTCTTCATCTCTTTGATGGTCATGCCCCAAGCTTTAGCTTGAGATTTAAGTTCTTTTTTTACAGCACGGTTATATTTAATGGTGGCGAGTATTCCACGCTTGGTCGCCTTCTCAAGACCTTTGGAGCTTCCCGTTAACTCGACTGAGACTTCAGCTACTTTTGCCTTTGCCATTTTTTGCCCTTACCTTCTTTCCAAAAAGAATCATATTCTCTTTGTTCCGCATTAGCTTCAAGCTGTTGTAAAAGTTCTGGGCCAGACTTTGGAGCGCTAGACTTTTTACCTCTAAGTTTATCAGGGGTAATTGACTTACCCTTTTTAGTCCAAGGGGATATAGATATGGACGCGTGCCACGCTATCATATCCATCTGAAGATCTATCCTATCATGATAGCCTAACCAGTATTGATTAAACTCGTATAAGGACATATCCCAAAACTCGTGAGGTTTTAAACCTGCTTGGGCCGCTCTTCTAAGAAGTAGAGCCCAGTTTATTTTCCCTCTTCTTCATCCCCATCTTCATCATCTAAAACCATTGAGTTTACACCAGGGATAGACTCAGCCAAAGCAGTAAACACTTTGCCAATCAAATCTCCCAACTCTCCTTCATAATCATCAAGCCAAGCTCCAATTTTGTTTGGAGTTAACTTTTTGTTTTCATGAAGAAGTCCAACAAACAACGCATCCCGAAGTAATCTGATACCAACGGTTTCTTCATCCATTAGCTTCATGATCCCTTTGCCCGTAAGCTCTTCAAGCTGCGCTATTTGATTGGTTCGGAAACGGATAAGTCTCGTCTTGTTTCCAATATAAACTTCTGCTTCACCACGATTAGAATTTGCACTCATTTTTTTTTGCCCCGGTTAGTTAGTTAGTTACCCGATGAAATCCCACTCAGCAGTATCGCTTACGCCTAAACATCTAGCTGAACAATCTATTCTTTGAACATCATCAGCACCAGTTGATATAGACAGGCTAGTAATAAATAGAAATCCATTAATAGACATATCATCTGCTAAGATAATATTAAACTCCAAGGTACCAGCTGCGTTGGGAGAAGAGTTATCAGCTGCGTAGTTATTCCAACTCTTGATAATATCTCTTTGTGCCGTTGTAGTTGCAGCATCCTCAAAGATAAAAGAAAAGTCTACCGTAAGATCACGACTCCCCTTCACATAATTTCTAAGACCTGCATCATCAAAAGTCGTAACATCAATCTCATCAGCATTTGCACTGATAGATAAATCTGTCATCTTTGCCAATTTAGCAGGGGTTCCAGATCCCCCCAAGGTCGCATCAGCAATTACATATAATGCTGCATTCCTTCCTAAAACTTCACTTGCCATTTTAAAATCTCCTACTTAGTAAGCGTTAAATTTATTGACCACTCATGGTGGCCAGTTTCATCTGTTCCAATGTATATCGGTTCAGATGTGTTAGATCTTGATTCTACATAACTTGCTGTTGGTGGTCCCATATCAACTACTGCCAATATACTTTCAGCTAATGAAAGCCCCCCTGATAAATCATTCTTATCAGACCTTACCAAAACCTGAACCGTAGGTCTTGGTAAACCTCCCTTTGAGCCACCATCGATAAATGCCTCTTTAGCCAAACCCCCAGTGCCTATTACAAACACAGCTGTATGGGGAATACCGGAACCTGTTGAAACTTTTTTAACAGGGCCAGCGAAGCAGTTCGTTCCTAGCGTAAGACTGCCAATGCTAGATGCTATGAATGTTGCAACATCAAGCTGGGCAGACATTATCCATACCTCTTCGTTTGCAACTTAGTTATTTTTGTTCCAGCAGTAACATGCTTTTTAATACCTTCTCTAAGTCTTCGGTTCATATTGTTAGTGCGTTGAAGCATGGGTCTTTCTAGGTATTTAGATTTACTAGAGTGCTCTTCGTGCTGTCTTAATGCATATGGAGTATTATAACTTAAAGAAGATGTAGGACGTTTTAATGTTTTAGGGGGTTTAACTTCAGCAGACTTTTTAAGATCTTCTTGGTCTACAGGAACAAGCTTTTGGCTTATGTTCATAATCTTTACAGATTCATCAAAAATTGCGGCAGCTAAAGCATGTTTAAAAGCTTTCTCTGTAATATTTAAATTTTTCTTTAACTGCTTAAAGCCTGATACATCCCCACCAAATAGACTACCTCTTAAACCTGTGCTTTTTTTTCCAGAGGTTTTTTTCTTAATCGGGGTAGACCCGATGTCTTTTTCTTTTACATCAAATATCTTAAACCTAGCCATCAGACTCTTCCTCTGGCTCAGTGGTAGGGGCAGGATCTATATCAGGCTCTGCGATAGGTGGTTCAATTACGTTCTTGGATTTCTTAGATCTCTTCTTCTTGGTAGTTTTTTTAGCAGCAGCAACTTGCCATCTTTTAGGTGGCGGCTCTTCATGGTCTTCAGCATACCTAGCATCACCTGAATCTACGATGGCTTTGGCATCGGCTTCACTGATATCGTAAATATAACCCTCTTTATGCAGACCTATTGTTCTAGCACTACCCGATAGGTGCCTAGCGGTTTTCAACATTTTAATTCTCATATCAAAGCACCGTCCTATAGAAATCTACGTTACCTTTTTCGTCATAGAGCTTAAACACATTTCTTGGAACGTGACCAAGGTTAGCAGTGTCAGCACTATCACCGGGGAGGAAAACACGGTCAGTGATTTTAATCTCACTTTCCGTAATCACGACAATCGCTTGCCGCTCTTCCATACCTGTCGAAGTTTCATATACCTCAGTCTTATTCTCTACACGAGCTGACATAGATGAAGCGCTTCCGAATGTTGTGTCGCCGTAATTATTACGACTAGCTGCTGACCTAACGTTGATAGTTAAACTCAGCTGCTTCTTTAACTGCGCGTCCATTATGAACGATTGTACTCGTTCTTCTCATCAAGAACGATTCGATCATCCTGACCAGTTTTAAAACCGGGCTGGACTGCGGTTGTACTCTCATTAAGAGAATCTTTACCTGAGACAGTAAGGCCACCCGCAAAGACTTCTACTTCACGATTGACCTTACTTCTCAGTAAAGAAGCTCTACGCTCATAGGCTTTTGCCCGCTGACTGGCATTGACACTCAAGGCCCCATTCTTCGTATCGGCTTGTCTTGCGAACTCCGATGCAATCATCTCGCACGCAGTTGCAGCCGCTTGAATCACCTTGGATTCAAGTGTCAGGATGTAATCTACCTCTGCATCGGTAAGCAGTTGATCATTGGTATTTGTGTCTCCACACCAAAATCGAACTGCCTCCCGAGTAGAGTTAGCTGGGTCACCTCCGTAGGTCCATGCCATAATCAGTTACCTATGAAGCGTTGACTGATGTGAAGTAATAACCAAGAGCAGCTGAAATCAGCTTCTGGTCATACGCCATTTCCATCTCAACCCGGTCAGAACGCAAGTGATCCATACGGAATCGGCTTACTCGCTGACCTTCTTTAGCACCACTGTATCCGGTCCACGAAAACGTGTATCCGCCAGAGGGGTGCATGAGTGAGGCAGTAGCAGGAGCATACACTAGGAGCGCTTCTGCTGAAGTCATTACACGGGAATAAGATGCAGTTGCACCTTCAGCCGCCGTATTCTTAATGGCCCGTGATACCAAAACCTTGTCAAGACCAAGAAGACTTGCAAGAAGCTGCTCAGTTACAACACCTGTTTGGGTGTACTTGATACGATCAAGAACATCATCATTGTTCTTTAGCTCAGTATAAGCCTGTGCGCCGAGAACAAGAACGTTGGGACGGTAACCGGTATTATCTTCTACTGTATCTTGACCATTTTGAATTTGATCAATTGCAGAGTTAGATCCTGTCCAGTCGCCGTTGTAATCAGTTCCCCAAACACTTGTCGTAAGAAAAGTGCTTGCAAAATCCTGCTCACGCTTAAGCATCATGTGTTGAGTTAGGAACTCAACCGCATCACGATTCAAGTCTAGAGGTGCATCAGTATTTGCACGGGTTTGATCTGCAATATCCTTGTGAAGTGCAAGAACATCACAGCTGTAAGTGCCTGTGCTAAGGTTGTAACCTGAACCGGCAGACTCTGTACCGGGGGCACGAAGCTGTGCATCGGTACGAAAGAAATCCGCTTGGGTATAGGTGAAGTATTTATCAGTTTGTTTTGCAACAGGTACGGTTGGAAAAACCTGATCTGCAACAAAAGATTTCATATCATTCTTGAAGCCAACACTAAGGTTGGTCAAGGGTCCGTCTACATGGACATCTGTGCTACTAGGTTGTGGCATGTCTCAATCCTCCTTAAAATAGTGTGGGTGAAGCGCAGTTAATTACAGCGGTCGAAATCTCGTCAGCGGAACACGCTACGATCATTTGACCAACAACGCAGTCACTTGCATCTGCAACAACAGCTTGGCCATCGTCAGCTGCTGATGAACCATCAGATGCAGCAATGCGATCACCTTCATTAAAAGCAACACCAGCTTCAATCTTAGTAACACCTACAACAAGAACTGTAGCTGCTTTACCTAGCGCGTCTGGTTTGTTTTGAAGAACCCCGATCGGGACTGTTCCAGCAGAATCAGCAGTACAAACCTCTGCTCTTCCGTTAGCGTCAAGCTTGACGAAGTTAAATTGAAGTGCGCTCAAGTCTCCGCTTGCTTCAAGAGTAATAGTAATACCGCCACTTGGATTAGCGTAAGCCATATCTTTTCTCCTCGATTATTTTCTCTGAACGTATTCAGCATAAAGACGACGACCTTCTTCAGACTTAAGAACTGAATCATAAGCCTTTGCGTAGGACACGCCTGGGTTTTCAGTTGAATACTGAGTAGCTAACTGGTCAAGTTGGGATTCAGGGTTTTTACCTGAACCTGCATCTTGAGTAGTTACGCCAGCTTCAGCAAACACTTCGCTCTTAGCAAGAACTTGACTCATGGTCTTAAGAAGACCTTCAATCTTTCCTGCCATCTCAGCATCATGTGCATTCAAGCTCTTGAGCATTGGCCCAAGCTCATCAGCACCGTGACCTGGAATATTACCGAACTCAGCTTCCGCCTTTGCGATATACTCTTTAGTCAAACGCTCATCACGTTCTGCCTTCAGTACAGCTTCAAGCTCTTCAGCCTTCTTCACTGCTTCTTCATTTGCTTTCCAGAGATCTTCAACCTGTGCGCGTACTTCTTCTGGAACACTCGCTAGATTAAGATCGTCCTGGGAAGTTTCTTCTTGGACAATCTCTTGATCCATTGAGGGTTCCTCCATCTCAGGTTTGTTAAAGTCCAACAGTTCAGCAAGAGACACAAGCGCCTCACGCATTCCTGCCTCGTCCTTGTAAGCCTGCACCAATCTCATCGCTCCGATAAGACTGTGCCGCGCATCTTCAGAAAGATCCTTTTCAACAAGAGATTCAATTACTTCTGACTCTTGCTCTAAAGGAACTTCTAAAATGTCTTTGACTACATCGTTCATAGTTTCCGCTTTCATAATTGCGAACACCCGCTTATTGGCACCCTTGTCTACCAAGGAAACCTCAACCGTATTCAGATCAACGAGCGTATTTACAGTTTCTTCCATCCTCGCACCTATCCTGCATGGGAAGACCAACAATTTAAAGGATGCTTTGAATCAGCGATGGGGTGGCTTTAAATCAGCCTAAAGGAATATTAAATTCCAACACTTGAATTCTAAAGAATATTTATATTAACGTCAAGTTAACTATTCATTATATGTGATTTGCTAATCAAGTGGTTGATTAAGAGGGCTATCAACCCCCTCAACCTGTGCTACCGGTTGTGGCTGCATCGTAAGATAAGTGATTTGTGGTAAATCTCTCTTCTCTCTTTTGATACGACGGCCATAGCCACCAATACTAAACCCAGTAATATCGCCCCGACGAACTGCTTGATATTCGTCTTCGCCAAGCTTCACTCCCATTACCCAAGTCCCAGAAGTAATGTAGTCATTACCAAAAGGTATCTTGTATGAATTATGATTCTCCCCGGATAATGCTTTCCGATAATCTTCATCGGAAGGATAGTGGACAATATAGGACTCCACTACATTTGCATTAGCCAGCGAAGAGTGCTGGCGACCAACTGTGCGACTACTATCTAAATATTTGTGAGCTGTTTCTTCAATCTCATTAACAGGGACCATATCCCCATGAGCATCTTCCGCATCTGGCGATAACACTGCGGAATAAACAATCTTCTTTGCGTCATCACTCTTGCTAATCGAAACATTAAACGACTCATTGTCAATATCGGTAATATAACGAAACATAGACTTAATCTTCCGAGATACTTCACCAGAATCACCATGACGGCGCAAAGCAGCAGGATGCGGAAGAGTATGGGTGGCTCGACTATCAAGGTATTCTTTTGCAACACGACCTAATGCCACCGTAATTGTATGAGTGTTTGATGACTTACCGTAAGCCTTTGCGTATTGTTCGATGTCCATGATTAGGACATCCTCTTTCTCAAGACCCATCGGCTCAAGGTAACTGTATTTAAAAGTTTCACCGTCCGGTCCAACCAAAAACTCCTTACGAGCTTTCTCCAGTGGTGTAGGTTCTGCAACTACAAACAGAATGTCCGATTTACCCACGAGTCCTGCCATTTGATCCCCCTCACCTAGCGTTATTCCTCGACGTTTCATTTCTTTATAAATTAATCTAGCAGCTTGAAGCATCCCCATACGCTTCTCACCCTTAGTATTGCCCATCGCGTACCACTGTTTGATGCGTTTCCACATCATTCGTAGCTCATGATCCTTTAATTTACCCACTACTGCCCTGTTAATATCGTATAATCTTATCTGAGGACCGCCCCTTTTACTGCCTTCAGCCTTCTCTAAGTGCTCTTCAACCACCTGAACCTCTAAAACTCGCGTTGCATTTTTGTGTGGAACGAACCCAGATGACCCATTTCGCATCAATTTTACCCCTGATTCGTCGTAAATCATCCAGTGATAACCCTCTGGTGCAGGCACTTTTACCGTTTTACTGGACATCTGACTCCTCCTCGGGCTCCTCAATTAGACCCTCTTCTAGTCCCATTTCCTCTTCGAGCCCCATTTCGTCCTGTGCTTCCCTAATATTAGGGTCTGCTTTAGGTAATCGGCTCATTGCTCTGAGGTGATCTTCAATCTTCTTGTCCGGTGTAATCAATCCTGCCATCACCATACGGTTCAGGAAGTTAGACATCTCTTCAAGGTGAGGTGTATCTACCGGAGATGTACCAATGGTTGGCCAGTTCTCCTGGTCGAACTCAGGATTCATCTCGAATAACTTGTTTACCGCGAAGCGGTTAATCACACTGGTGATGTTGTTCACCAAGTTGCCCAGTGACATCTGAAACATCTTCAGCTTGTTGCTAACCAACCCATGACTTGAACCGCCATCTGCTCCAAGAGTTACGAACTCTGTAAAGGTAGACATTGCGATTCTAGTTTCGTAACGCTTAACAACATCATCCGTATTAATCTGACGAGTACCGCCAGTGCTTAACAAGTCTAGCTTGAATCCAGTTGGACGACCTTCAGGGTCTGTCTCACTCGGCATCAAGATACCCGCTCGCTCATCACGACGAATCTGCTGAATAAGGTTTTCCAAATCCCCACGTAAAGAAACATCTGCTGCGTCAGCATCTGTCGCAAGAATGCGGGGTGGCACTTGCATAACTGGAAGCCCAGCTAAGTCACGCTCAATTCCAATCGCCTCAATCTCCTGAATGCGACGAAGGAAATACCAAGACCGGTAAGCGTTACGCAGAATGCTACGACCCTGCGGATTGTTCCGAGTTGTTCTAGTTCTAAACAACATAGACTTTTCAATTGGAACAAAATGTTGTGTGAAGTCAGGAAGACCAGACTGGTACATCCCTCGGATCCCTCCATCCGAATCAATATTCCATCTGTCTAGGGTTTCCTGACCTCGGGGTGCGAACTTACGCCACCCAATTCTATTATCATTGAAGCGACTGTTTTTGGTGGGATCGCCGCTCTTCCCGCCCCGGATTTTATAGAGGATTTCAAAGTAACTAAACCCGTAAACCAGCATAGTTATGACCTCACTTACGAAGTCATCCCAGGTGTTGGTCATGTCGTCTAAGCATTCTTCCAGAAACTCGGCAGCTTCTAGGGCTTCAGGTGAATCATTGGGCGGTTTAACGTGCCAATCTAACCCCCGAATTAGCGATTCAATCCCGTGAAGCATTGCGCCAACGATAGGATCGTTGTCACGCATCTCAGAGTAAACCTTATACTCACGCTCCCACGTAGACAGCTTCGGGTGCCACTCTTCATCAATGTATCCGTCGTATTGTTTTAATCCACTGATACCGTGAATTGACATATCTACCTTGTCAGCCATCTACTCACACTCCCCAGGGTTGTTTAACTAAACCCGAACTAGACATTACAATATCGGTTACAAACTCACGATGACTCTTGAAAGCTAACATCAAAGCATCTGCGATATCGGGAGACTCTACACCACGTCGGCGCATCTCATCTTTTGTTTCAATCTTAATACGACCATTTGAATCAATGGTGTATTGAAGCTCTGCTAACTGAGCACCAAGGTCATCGGCATGACAATCAATATCAATGTCGCCGCGCTCGAAGCGTTCCCTTAAGTTCCAGTACAGTTCAGCACGCTGGTTAAAGAATCGTTGATTCTCTTTAGCTCTACGCGCAACGTTCACATCTACAACCTGTCTCTTGAAATCACTTTCCTTAAGACGGTCAACTACCCCACCACCTACACCACAACCATCGACGAATATACTCTCAGGCTTGTTGCGTCTGGCCAATTCTAGGATTCTACCTACGGTAGCCATCGTATTAGCATCACTCCAGGTACCGATGACTCTAGCTTTACTACCCCGTCGCATGACAACAATAGTTTCGTTAGCCCCAAACCGAGAAACATCTACACCAAAAGAACATAGACCGTCTTCTTCCAAGTCACGATTCTTCGCCTCGTCTATCCACGACATAGGAAACAACGCATTGTCTTGGTTATCTGGAAACTTACCCATGACACGAGCGTCCCAGATAGGGCTCTCACTACCATACTTCTTATACTGAGCGTCTGCCCAGTGCGGCGTCACTAGAGTTGGATATGGAAGACTGCCGTGAATCTTGTTCTCCCATCTGCCTGTCTCTATATCCTCTACTGTAATTCCAAACTTGGTAAAGTTTGGAGTGTCAAAACAGGACACAGCGAAGTTACTAGCAGATGGATTCTTAAACGCTCTACCAAAAGGCGTGTTCTCGTTTGTAGGGTTACCGATTCTTAAGAGTCTACTGTGTTGACTACTCAGGATAGATTCAATACCTTGGTCGATCGCATCTGATATACCACACGCTTCATCAACTATCACAAGGCAGTGCTCCGCATGGAACCCCTGAAACTTATCCGGGTCGTAATCGTTCGCCGTAAAGCCCATCGCCATCCAGTCAGGCGCAATGTTGAGCTGTTGTTTAAGTATCTTACCACCAAGGGGAATTGTACTACGACCGTGTGCGGCTCTGATCTCTTTCCAGATGATACCTCGGACCTGTCGGTCAGTAGGAGCAGTCGTAAGAACAAGCGATGACGGATGGCAGAAAAGAAACCACAAAGCAGCGCGGCTTGCTAACCAAGACTTACCGATACCGTGACCAGAGCGAACATTCGTTTCGCGATTGTCTACCATTGAATGGAGGATTTGGGATTGGACAGGCCAAGGCTTTTCGCCCAAGACTTTACGGACCCACCACGTTGGGTTGGACCTAGACTTAGACAGGACTGTTTGCCTGCTAGAACTACCTAGACTTGTAGCAGCTGAAGACATTCATTTTACATTTCCGCATTTTAATCAGCGGGTACATTTGAATCAATTGTATCTGACTCAACTATTTCACCCTCTTCTAAATCAGAGGACTTATTATCATTTACCACAAACTCGGCCCAGTTAGCAATGTTTATTGCACCACCACCAGGACCAGACAACTCATGACGCACCGGAGCATCAAGACCCATTAACTTAGAACGACGCTCCATGATACGGAGCACACTACCTACAGCCTTATCGCTACCGCCCATTGCGTCTAGCCAGACTGCGTTCGTTAAGTGGTCAAGTCGTTCTAACTCCAGGTAGACCAGCTCCTCTAAATCCATCGTTAGGTTCGCGCTTCTCATCAGGTTGCCCAGATGCTTGCGGCATGAATGGATTGAGATGCCTGTCTCTTCAGCTATCTTCGAGTAG